ATGAGCAGCAATCTTGAAAAAGCAGAATTTGTGAAAAGCATCAGAACAATGCTCAAGAGCATCCCACAGCCGGAAAAGAAAAAGGACATTAAGAGAATGGTCGTGAGAGACCGGAGTGGTTACAGAAAGACACCGAACGGGTGTTATTACCATATCGAATACGTTGAACTGGTAGACATCGACATCAAAACAGGAAAATACATCATCAAGCCACTTGAGGACAGAGATTTTGAACAGTTGGCAAAAGACGGACACGATTTGAATTTGAACACATGGTTCGATTTTGATTATGAGGATTGCATCGACGAGAAGAAAAGACCGATTGAATTGAATTATTAAAGCCGAAACGGAGGCAGCGACCTCCGTCAGTGTCCGGATGGCGACCGACACTCTGACGATGGCAAGCCGAAAGACATCATCGGGATACCGTGGGAAACATGGCAGCGGTCGCACCTGCTAGAAAGTGCGTGGATGGTCAACAGGTTTTTCATTGATTTTTTAATGAGAAAAATCAAAACACGGTACACATTCGCCGGAGTAGGAGGTGCGAGATGATTATTTCAGCGGAAATCAAAATTGACGATACTGGAATCCTTGAGCAGATGGAGGCAGTAAAAAAAGCAGGCGATGTCTACGAGGACGAAATATTGAAATTGCGTGGAATGTTACTGAGAGCAAACGCAACCACAACGGATGAAAAAACGGAGGAGTAAACTCCTCCGCTCACATGATTATCTCTGTGATGCTAATAATGCAGCACGGACAATCAACTCGCCTGTCGGGGATTCGAGGATTCTCCGGAACTCCTCAACCTCCGTTTCTGAGTGCCTTGCCTCTTGCAGAGACCTCAAGAGTTGAGATTTGAATTTTTCATAATCCATAGTTGTTCACCTCCTGTCAGTCGGAAATGGTTGCACATTCATTATATGGCAGGAGGGAGCAGCAGAACAAGAAAAACAGGAGGAAATCATGAAATACTACCACGCAACAACAGAGAAAACAATGGAGAAGATTTTCACGGATGGAGCAATCCGGAAATCGTGGGATGGATGCGTGTATCTATGCACGACGGCAGTTGATGCCTGCAAGTTTTTGATACTGAGAGGCATCAAGAGAATGATTGTGGTTGAGGTTGAACTGGATGAAAGCGAGGTCGAGGAATCTCACGACCACAACGAGCACTTTTTTCAGTGCAAAGCGTACATACATCACGGTGACATCGAGGTCACCGGAGCAGAACCCACATGGGAATATACATTTGATTTTTAGTCGAAACGGGCAGTAGTTGCCCGTCCGTATGGATTGACCGCCATACGCTGATGATGACAGGTCACGAAAGGAGAGAAAACCATGTCAAAGGACGAGAAAAAACGCATGATTGAGGCAATGGCTGAGAAGTTCACCGGATTGGAGGAGAACGACAAATCTTTCGTTGTTGGGTACATGATGGGAAAACAGGAGGAACGGCAACAGTGGGAGAGAAAAGAGGCAGCAGTTGCCACAGCATAGCAGACAGATACGTCCTGTCAGCGATGGCAGGACATCAGAAAACACAGGCGTGAGCCTTTTATCATAGACAGGGAGGTGAAAGGATATGGATTCCATGGAAAGGGTGACAACCAAACAGGCAGCGAAAGAGTTGAATATGGATGTCGAGGCATTGCAGTACCTCATGAGAAACGACCGCCTGCCGATTGGATACGCTCTCAAGAAAGACGGCAAGACCCGTCATGCATATTATATCTATCGAGGTTTACTCGACACCTACAAACGGCAGTTGCAGGGTGCATAACAGCACAATCTCATAAAAGGGCAAAAGAAAAGGGTGACCATTGCAGTGGTCACCCGATTCAAAAGTTCGTGTCATATTTGAAAACCTATAAATATTATAACAAATCTGACACGGGAATGCAAGAAAAACGGAGGCAAGAAAGCCTTTATTTTCAAGGGATTCGCAAGGTTTTGTCGACCTTGTAATGGATAGTAACAACTCAACGAAACCTTGAAAGTAAGAATATAAGGGCAACAGGAGGAACGTGTCAGAATATGGAGCAGGGCAAGAAAAGGAAGAAACCGAGGAGGGGTTTCATCCCGTATGACTATGAGGCAGCGTATGCGAAAAGCCTTGAGGACATGCATGAGTGGTTTGTGGAGCAGATGTTCAATCACAGAAAGAAAGTCGTGTATGCACTCAAAGAGATAACAGCAGGAGAGCAGTTCGAGGTTGAGATATATCCGCAGTTCCGGAGCATGGATGAAGTTCCTCCGGAGGGATTGAAAAAGGACAACACCAAGGCTCAAAAGAATCTGAATGATAAGAATGCGAGGAAATACGTTGAGCGTCTTATCAATGAGAATTTCACAGACCGAGACATTTGGATAACGCTGACCTATGATGACGAGCATCTGCCTCCGGATGGAGATATTGATGCAGCAATCAAGAACATGCAGAACTATATCCGCAGAATCAACTATCAGCGGAAAAAGCAGGGTTTCGGAAATTGCAAATACATATACGTCACGGAATACAATCCGGACGAGGAAATCAGATGGCATCATCATCTCGTGATGGATGGAGACCTTGACATGGATGCAGTTGAAAAGGCATGGAAATGTGGCAGCAGGAACGAAGTCCGCAGACTGGAAAAGGACAAGTTCGGTCTGTCCGGCATGGCGAACTATATCGTCAAGGAAAAAGAGAGGGTCAAGTCAGAAAAGAGATGGAACAGTTCACAGAACCTCACGCAGCCGAGAATCAGAGTGGTTCACTCAAAGCGTCCGGCAGCAGGGGGCAACTATAAACAGATAGGCTCATTCGTCGACGGGATGGTCAAGAACAGAGAAAGCATTCCGGAGCAGTTGGCGAAATGGTATCCCGATTATGAGTTCACGGATTCCGCAGTCTATTACAACGATTTCAACTGCATGTTCTACATACATGCACGAATGAGAAAGAGGAGGTCAGAACATGACACGAAAGCAGGCAAGAAAACACGACAGAATATGCCTCGCAATCGTTCTGATAATCGGAGCGGTGCTCATGGTACACACGGCAGTGGCAGCAGTCAGAGGAGCAAGCGAGAGAAAGCGACAGGAGGAACAGCGAAAGCAGGAAATCAGAGAAAGAATTGAGAACGCCGACAGTTTGGCAGACCTGTCCGCAGGAGTGGCAAGGGCACTCAATGGAACAATGACAGGAATTGAGACCGGAGAGCAGGCGACACTGGATGCGGACATTGAGAACATCGGAGCATTCGACACCATGTCGATGGACTACGGTGGCGAGGAGGATGGTTTCGTGTTCTACGAGATACCGGAGGAATATCAAGCGACCGGAGGCTATTTTCCGGAGGAGGCACAGATATACACATATTGCCTGTGCAAACAGTACGGCGTGAGATATAGCCTCGTGGTGGCGATGATTGAGCGTGAATCCGGATACCAGTACGACCGCATCGGAGACGATGGTCATTCCATGGGATATATGCAGATATGGCAGTCAGCACATATCGACCGAATGGAGGAACTGGGGGCGACGAACCTGCTCGACCCATATCAGAACATACACGTCGGCATCGACTATATTTCCGGACTGATTGAGAAATATGGCACGATTCAAGATGCACTTGCTGCATACAATTACGGCGAGCGTGGAGCATACACACATCTGTGGAGCAATGGAATATATGTCTATGAATACAATGAGACCATTATACAACGGATGAAAGAGATTGAGGAGGAACTTGAGCAGTGAGATTCGGATGGACGGATGAAGAAAAAGAAAAGTATTTCATAAAAGCCGAACAGCAGATTGAGGCAGCAGGATTCACAGACTTCCTCAAGATTGACAAGACCTCGTTCGGAGTGCAGGGGCAGAAAATGAAAGTATTTCTCACGCCGTTTCACAGGGCAGGCAACACGAAAAAGTGGTGGGAGGCAAAGAGAAACATGCCGAACCTGCGTGAGAATGAGCCTCCGAGAAACCAGTTCGGGAAGAAAGAGAAAACCATCTTGATTCACGGATACATGGTGATGGAGATGGAGGAGTGTGACAAATGAGGTTCAGAGAGGCAGTCGCAAGACTGAGATGGATGCTCAAGGTCAAAGACTGCCGGAGCATTTGCCTGTTCTGCGAGTTTTATGAGCAATGCAGGGCAGAACTAATAGAGGAGGAATCAGAAAAATGAATATGAAATATGCATTGAGAAGTGAGGACACGGAGCAAATCAACGTCATCTCATGGGCGAACTGGAACATGAACAGGTATCCGGAATTGAGATGGTTGTATCACGTTCCGAATGGTGGCAGCAGGAACAAACAGGAGGCAGTGAAATTCAAACAGATGGGCGTCAAGGCAGGCGTGTCCGACTTGTGCCTCCCATATCCGAGAGGGATGTATTGCGGATTGTTCATCGAGATGAAATACGGTGACAACAGGCAGCAGGCAACACAGAAAGAGTTCCTCAGAGATATGGCAGAGGCAGGTCATTTCGTGGCGACATGTTATTCGGCAGAGGAGGCAATCAAGGTCATCGAGAAATATTTATCTCTCAATAGTTGGAGGATGAATGATGTCATGATTGTGATGGGGCGAGCGAGTGGAAAGCAGGACGCAATCGAAAAGATGGTCATGGATATACCGAACAACAGCATCTTGAAAGGCGGTGAGGTCAAGTGAGGACGAGATGGGATTTGATTAGAGAGCAGGAGAAGAAAACCAAGAAAGCATTGAAATCCTGTACCATGGCGAAACAATATGCCGGATGCGGATTCAAAGAACCCGTCATCAATGGGATGGGGCAGTGTTTCGGTTGCAGGAATCCGGATGACAATGAACTCGAATCATATTGCTGCACCTGTGAGCACAACGAATATTTTATCGGGGAGGTGATAGCATGAGAACAGCAGGCATCATCATCGCAGCGACCGCACTGGCAGCAGGCGTCACAATCATCAAAGTGCTTTATGAAGTCGGGAAAGAGATGAATCAGTTCAGAACGTGCATGAGCGGTCAGAACCGCAGAAGATAACAGGGAAAAGATAACAGGAGGAAACAGGATGAAAACTATTGCAGTTATGTCTCCAAAGGGAGGCATCGGAAAAACAACGACGTCAGATTCCATCGCCTACATACTGGGCGAGGAGCATGGAAAGCGTGTCTTAATTCTTGAGGGAGACCAACAGGGCGACACCTCAGAGACATTCGGATGCTATGAGCCGGACGGAATCGGAATGAGCGAATTGATTGAGCACCATGTGTCACAGGGAGGTCACTATCAGACAAGCGACCTCATAAGACCGACAGAGTATCCACACATTGATATTATTCCGGCGAATGGCTATCTCATGAAAACGGACATGAATCTGCTCATGAAGTCGGACGAGAATCAGATTCTCCGTCTGAGGGATGCACTGGACGAGGTGCAGCAGGCATATGATTATTGTATTTGTGATTGCGGACGACTGTTCGACATGGTGGTCATTAACGTCCTCATGGCAGCAGAACTCGTCATCGTTCCGGTAAAGGTCGGAGGATTCGAGGTGAGGGCAATCAACAGCCTCGCAGAGCAGATTGAGAACATGAGAGAAATCAATCCGGACTTAACAATCAAAGCAGTATGCACCATGAGACAGAAGAATAAGACATCTCTTGAGTTCGAGGAGTGGCTCAAGGAACAATCCGGATTCGATGTGTTCGTCACTCCGGTGAGACGTTCAATCATCGCAGAGAAAGCAACCATCAACATGATGCCGTTGCCGAGATTCTCACCGAGATGTATTGCAACACAGGACTATCGTAATATTGTATTTGAACTCTTGAAAGATATGGAGGGAGGCTCTGAACATGGAAATCAAAGTTGATTGTTTTGACATCCGGCAGATTGCGGATTCCGGTCAGTGTTTCCGGATGAAAGAGCATCCGACCAAAAAGGACACGTTCACAGTGGTGGTCGGGGTTGACTACATAGAGATAACACAGGCAGCAGGCAGTCACTCGATTGAGCTATCCTGCAACAAGGACACATTTGCAAATAAGTGGGCGAATTATTTTGATATACCGACCGGATACAAGAAAATCATTGACAGCATCGACAAAGAGGACAGGTTTCTCATGGATGCAGCAGAATACGGCAGAGGCATCCGGATACTCAATCAACCTCTGTGGGAAACGATTGTCTCGTTCATGATTTCACAGAACAATAACATCCCGAAGATAAAGCAGAGCATCGAGACACTGTGTGAGAAATATGGCAGCAGGCTCACGATACCGGACGGATACGGGCAGAATCAGCCACAATATACGTTCCCATCGCCGGAGCAGTTAAGAGATGCAGATTTCCGAGCCTGTGGCGTTGGATACCGTGATAAATACCTTGAGGGTCTCGTCCGGAACGTACTGGATGAAACGTCTCCGTCCTGTTCGGACAGGATGCAGCACCGGAGAAACGTGTCGGCGAGGAGATTGTGAGCATATTGTCGGCAGCAGTCGAGGAGATATACACCGGAGGACTGGCAAAGGTCACGTTGAACCTCAGAGGGGGGGTCAAGGCATCGGTTTCTCAGAATGCCAAGGGTGAAATCAATGTGGAACGCACCGAAACCAAGAAACAGAAATTGACCGAATAAACAGGAGGAACAGACATGGCAACAGGATATAGTGTGATGGATGCACTGAATAAGAATACAAAAGCAGGCATTGACGAGACACCGAGAGCGAGATTCAGAACGAGAGACATTTCGATTTTCAAGATGTACCGGAATACAATGAATTTCTATGACCTCAGTGGCATCGAGGAACTGGCAGGAGAAATCCTCATGTACGGATTGAAACAGAACCTCGAACTCGTCTATGAGCCGAATGAGCAGGGCGAATATAGAATCATCGCAGGAGAACGCAGATGGCTCGCTCTCAAGATGCTCGTCGAAAAGGGATACAAAGAGTTTGAGATGGCGACCTGCAAACTGACAACGCCACAGGATTCGGACGAGGAGCAGGTGGAAATCATCATCGCCAACGCATACCGAATCAAGAGCGTCAAGGACTTAATCGAGGAGGAACAGCGTCTCAAGGCATCTCTTGAGCGCATAAAGGCAGCAGGAGGCACAATCAAGGGATATGACCTGCAATCCGGCAGACTGAGAGATGTCATCGCCACGATGCTCAAGACGTCAAAGACCAAGATTGCACAGATGGAGAGCGTCAGCAACAATCTGATTCCGGAGTTCAGAGAGGAACTCACAAAGGAACGTCTCACGTTTTCCGCTGCATACGAACTCAGTGGGATGTCGGCAGAGGAACAGCGTGAGGCACTGGGAAAATACATGGAGACCGGAGAACTCTCATACAAAGAGGTCAAGGGCATGAAAGAGGCAAAGGCAGCAGGCGAGACCACAGCAGAGCAGGAAACACCGCTCTCATATCACGGCGAGGTTATCGGAGAGGCAGAGGAACAGGTGTCAGATTCAGACACCTCCGGAGAAAAGACCGAGACGGCAGCAGGCGACGACTATCAGACACCGCATCCGGAGGGAATCACCTCTCTGTGTTATTCCTGCACTGAATACGAGGCATGCAACGTCAAGACCGGAACATGCACCAAGTGCGACCAGTATAAGAACAGAGCCGAGGCAAACAAGACCGCAGAGCAGAAATACAATGAGGAACAGGATGCAATCGACCGTGAGACGAAAAAGAAACTCCGTGAGATGGCAGAGGAGGAGAAAATGGAGACCCTGCCAAGTGAAACAGGCGACGGCAGAAAGATTCATCAGATTCGCCTTGCATCCATGTATTTCGATGATGTTGTATCCGGCAAGAAATCGTTCGAACTGAAAAAAAATGACAGAGGATACAAAGAGGGCGATTTCCTTGAGATGATGGAGTTCAAGGATGGAAAGAACACAGGACGCACCGTGAGAGTGCTTGTGACGTACCTGCTTGACGACTATACCGGACTTGAGGACGGATATTGCATCATGGGAACGAAACTCGTATCCGTGGCAGGAATCGAAGTGGCAGAACAGGAGGAAAAGAACAATGAATGATTTGCATAGAGGTGAAATCTATTACATCAGCCGAGGGGGGGGGTGTCATACGGTCATGAGCAGCAGGCAGACCGTCCGGCGGTCATCGTAAGCAATGAAAAGAACAATGAAAACAGTGGAGTGGTCGAGGTGGTATATTTGACCACTCAGCCAAAGACAGACCTGCCGACACATACGGTCATCCGGAGCACGGGCAGAGTTTCGACTGTATTATGCGAGCAGATTGTTTCTGTATCCGTGGATAGAATCACAGGATATATCGGACAGGTATCAGAGCAAGAGCAAAAGAACATTGACATCGCTCTCATGATTTCCCTTGCACTGGACGGAGACACCAAGACCTCAAAACAGTACGGCGAGACAATAAAACAGCAGAATGACGAGATTGAGCGTCTCAAGGCAGAGATTGCCGATTTGCAGCAGGAAATCACGGACAATGAGACGAAAATGGAGCAGATGGAGCAGGATGCAGCAGTATATGTCGAGGAAAACAGGAAAGTGGCACAAAACGCATCACAGGAGAGCGTGATTCGGCTTGAGACCGAACGAGACACATTCAAACAGTTATACGAGAGCCTGCTCGCCAAAGTGATGGCATCATAGAGAGGAGAATGACGAAATGCGAAAAAAAGAGTTTGCAGACATATTCAAAAAGGCGATTGATGCACATGCCGGATACATCGGCGTGGCTATTCGGACAGAGGGCAGCAGTCAACCGGAAATCATCATCAATCCGGCAGAGAATTTCGAGGAGAAACTGAAATACTATCGTGCAGCCTATGACGAGGACTTGATTCTTGTGGCAGCCAAGGGAAAGAAAGACATCCGCATCACAGCAGTGGCAGCAGGCGACACATTCGCAGATATTGAGTTCCTCCTGCTGCAAGACCGTCCGGACTGGAAAAAGGTCATTTCTGAGGCGGTTGACACGGTCGTGAACCGGATGCTCGACAAATATCCGGATGTCGACCAAAAGCAGAGAGATTCATGGACTGTCATCCTTGAGGGATTCAAAGAACAGTTTTTCAAGAATAGATACACCATCGGACAGCAGAGATTCATCTGCGAGAACCGTGAACTCTATGAGGACATGTTTGAGACCTGCATGAATGGTAGCAACGAGGAGTTCAAAGAGAAATTTTTCAACCTCTCAAGAGAACTCAATAATCACGCATAAGAGGAGGAGAAGAAATGAACATATTGAGCATGATATTGACCGGAATCGGAATTGTGGTCGGACTGATTGTCTTGACGGTACTGTTTGCCTTTTTAGTGGAACTGGTAAAGGCATTCGGACAGATAGGCAAGGATAAAAGCGACAGACAGGACATCAACAACGGAAATCACAGACAGGATTGAGAAAAGAGAGGATATTCATGAATAAGGTTATATTGATGGGGAGATTGACAAGAGACCCCGAATCACGATACACACAGAGCAACAGTTCACAGGAATCCATGTGCATCACACGCTATACACTGGCAGTCGACCGTCGTGGAAATAGAGACGGGCAGCAGTCAGCAGATTTCATCGGATGTGTAGCATTTGGACGAGCCGGAGAATTTGCTGAGAGGTATTTCAAGAAAGGCATGAAAGTAGTAATCACCGGACGCATTCAAACAGGCTCATACACCAATAGAGACGGTCAGAAAGTACATACCACTGACGTGGTAATCGAGGAGCAGGAGTTCGCTGAGAGCAAGGGAGAATCATCCGGAAACAGGCAGCAGTCGCAAGAACACCCGACAGATAACGACGGGTTTATGAATATACCGGACGGCATCGACGAGGAATTGCCGTTCAACTAAGAAAGGGGAATTGATATGGGATGGATTGACGTTCTGACAGATACGGTCAAAGGACTGAGAGCAACAGGAAAGAACGAAAAGGAAATCAAGGCGATAGTCGAGCAGGCAGCAGACAAAGCAACAGTCAACAGGGCGAAACGGGATTCAGAGCCGGAAACCGTATGGAAAAAGGAAAACGACTATTTGAGAGATATGCCACCCGTCGACGAAATGGATGAATACAACAGACAGCATCCTCCGGTGAGTGTGGTCATATCAGCAGCAGGCAGAGCATCACTTGAGGCAGCAGTCCGCAGGGAATCAAACAACTGGCGAAAGATGCACGGATTGCCTATGAGAAGAAAGGGAGGGAACAGGAATGGCAGAGCAGGCAACAGTCACCGTCATTGATAAAACATATATGTATCTTGAGAACTACAACGAGATGCAGAGGTATATATCGGAGGCGGTCAGCGAAACCTCGCAGGTGGAGAATGCAGAACTCTACAACATATCGGCAGAGAAAGCGTTCCTCAAGTCCATTCGAGAATGTAAGGCAGAGACGGTCATCCTGTTTCAGCATATCAACAAGAGCCTTGAGGCATTGGAGAAAGAGGCGAATGCAGCAGGTGAGGAGTACAAGTTCGATGCTCTCAAGATGAAATACATTGAGGGCAAGACATACGAGGACATCAGAGACAAATGGAACTGCGGAAAGAATGCACCGAAACAGTGGTGCAAGACTATGGTTGAGCGGTTATCAATCAAATTATTCGGTGCAAAGGCTATT